CTGTTCAAGCCTTCTTGTGCAAGATGTTTCCCGCCTTGGTGGACCAGATTCAGTATGTTGGGTCTGGCTGGGCGTATCACGTCAAAGCCATGGATGAGTCCATGGCTCGAATTGAACAGTTTCCCGACAACGAGCAGTACTACAAAGATGCGTACATGATCGGAAAAGTTGCAAGGGAGCGTGCCAAACGCATCACCTTACCTTGGGGACACCGTGCCCAACAACTGGCTGAAGATCATATGCGGACCGTCAATGCTAAGGCGCTGGTCAAGAAGTACATCGTAGGAGGTTGTCGTCCAACCTTCTTTTGGTTTTGCGGAGAGACGCGAATGGGAAAGACCGAAGCCGCCATGGCTTTGGCATCATTGATTGCAGCATCGTATGCTGGCAAACCTGCTGAAGATCTGATTTTCGTCCGTCCTGCTGGGAAGTATGCTGAAGGAATGACTCAGGACAAGCGTGTTGTCGTCATCAAGGAAGCCCTTGGAGCGACCGACGAAGCAAACCTTGCCAACGTTGAAGACATGATGAACATCCCTGATGGCGCTTGGCAACCGAATATGGCCTTTGCGGATAAGGGGGCTAATTATGAGGTCTACAATTTGATTGTGGCCTCTAATTACCAGGTGTGTCCTGACATACCTGGCTTTTCGAACAAGGCTGCCCTCAACGCACGTCGTACTCTGGTGATCCAACCTCTGCGTAATTTGGATTTTCCTGGTGTCACACCGAATATGGATACTGAAGCCTGGATGAACCTGATGAAGCGAGCTACTCCAGAACAGAAACGCGACCGAGATTTCATACGCTACGTATTTCGTGATCCTATTGGAACCAATGATCAAGCACGAAAATTGGTTCACGCTCCTCCTGTCATTTTGGACATCATCAATAACCCACACCATTGGGCTAATGTTAATCTGCAAATGAAGGAAGGACTGTTTCCTGGCGTGGTTGGTGACATCGATGCTGCGTTGTTTCGAAGCAAGAGGTGGAATTGGGCTCAGATCTGTATGATGTGTATCGTTGTGG